TGGGCGGAGAATATCCGGACTGAACGATAATATCAGCCAGGGTCGCCGTCACATCAGGATCAGCAGGATCAACCAGACTAACACTAACATCATTCCACGTCACTGCCCCAGGATAAAAGAACTTATGATTCAAATAAGTGTGTTCAGCGGTACTAACCGTAAACGACGGCTTGGCGACCTTGGTCGCATACCACAGAGTTGCGCCTCCTTGGGCGGCTTGGATTCCTGTAAATTCTACAGTAAACCTAAAATTTCTTTTCGGATCTTTGAGAGTGGTGTCCTCACCAAAGTTTGTTGACCAGAATGGCATTTCTAATTTTCTCCTTAATCTTAATTAATTAGTAGCTCAAATTAATTTTAGCTTAGTCATCGAACGAAGCACCAGTACTTGTGATCACGAAGTCAATGGCAATGAATTCAATCGCTCGTGCTGGCTTGACCATGATCTTCGCATATAGAATGTTCTGATCAATAAGGTCGGGGGTAGTAGTTGACTCGTCCAGAATTAACCGATAGTCGGTAATACCAAACTGTGTCTTCACGTTCGCCAAGAATGGCTCAATGAGGGTCTTAAATCTGGTCCACGTTGCTTCGACATTCTGCTCGAAGAGAATCTGAGCCGCAAGGATGGAAATCTGCTTCTTGAGGAAGATAACCAGTCTGCGGACATTAATTCTATCCAATGCCGACTGACGCTGTTGGAGAGTCTTCTGGCCAAATACCACGATTCCGGTTGAGGGGAAGGAGGCAATGGGGTTAATTCTATTTTCATAAAGGGTATCGCGGTTCTTCGAAGTAAGTCGCCGAATTACACTCGTAATGGGGATACCAGCAGCACCTTCGGTGAGACCACCGCGGTTGAAGCCCGCTGGTGCGAACCACACATGTGACTTGGCATGAGAGCTTCCAAAAACACCTAACATAGCAACAGAAGGCGGAATCCACACAAGAATACCTGTATTTTCATCTCGCGTCTGAACCCAAGGATAGAAGGTGGCGCCATAACTGGAGTCAATTCTTCGGTCTTTGAGGTTATTAGCTGCGCTGAGCGAATTATCTACAAGCCGCGAAGCCTTAGAAGAATAATATTTCTCATGCGGAGGCACATATACATTCGCCAGATCAATAAGGGCGAGACAGTCTGCGCGGTCGCTACAAACATTAATCATATGCGTAGTTAGTGCGTTTGTAGTGAGTCCGGGCGCCACTAATACATTCATATCAACATATTCTGGATCCGCAACTGTATCAATTGCTCGGCGCCACGTGGCATAGATTGAACTATTACGCTCGTTAGAGGCCGCCGTCATCGACTGATTATAGAGTGGATCTGGCTTCATGATGTCGAACCCGTCTAAGCCGCCCACTAAGGGTGCAGTGAATCGGTTATAGCTCGCGTCCAGCAAAGTCTTCCAGGTAGCCGGCACATCGCCGCGTACGCGGGATCCCGAGGCCCAATAATACTGGGTGTTCTCTCCAGAGCCCGATGTGGCAACATCATCCAGTGAGAAGATATAAGCAAATGCATCTACGCCCGTGGTGGTGGCCGCGGAGAGATCCGAGCCGGCCACGGCGCCATAAAGGGCTGCGCCATAATCGCCCACACTCTGATCGGCCTTCGTACTTCCCGTTTCCCGGGTTGTCTGGAGGCCGAAATAAGCGTTCGTTGGATCGGTGAGGCCCCCTTCAGAGGCTGATATCCGAAGTCGCACATGGGGGAACTTAAGGGAAATAGTGGCTGTGGCGATGATTCCCGAGCCAGCGGCGCCGGTCATCGGACAACTCATCGTCTGGTTCGAACCAGTCGTTGAATAATTAAGGTATTCTGAAGATACCACTACAGCACGATCATTCCAACCGCCGGCTGAGGCAGACGAGACGGCGTCTCCGCGCATCCCCACATCGGTAAACTTAGCTGGTCCTTGATATCCAAAGGGCAGAAGAAGAGCATCGGATGCTCCTGCTTCCACATCGGAGTTCATTTCCACATGAACATACTTAGAAAGGTTAGGATATTCGCCATATTCGCGTAAAAGTTTCTTCGTAGCATCCCAACTCTGATATTTATCTCCAATTCTCCGAGCAACAAAGTCCGGAGAAGTGGGGTCAAGAGTGAGATTATCATAGCGCTCTACAATCTGTATGGCCGTATCGGTATCGTGTAGACTCCGCAAAAGAACGGAAAATGTGCCATAATCGGAAATAGTTGTATTGGATTGTCTAATATTGGAAATCGATACTTTCACATTCCGGTGTAGCCATTCGCCATGTCCCCGTCCCTTAAGACGGAAGAGCTTTTGCATGGATGCAGGGTTATAGGAACCCGAGGGCCCCAGATCTTGGCCAATAAACCAACCTGAAGCGGCTTCCGCCGACTGTTTCTTCATATTGCCGGGGGTGATGCTGGTACTGGGGTCAAAGCCTCCTTGGGTCCCGCTCAACGCAATTGCGCAAAGAAGGGCTGAGTTATTACCTGTGTTTAGGCCGGCGTCTCGCACGCTCTGCTCATAACTCTGTCCAAGCCAATAATCTACTTCGCCGGTAGTGGCGTAAAAATCGCCGGCCGACATCAATTGAGGATTGGTATTAAGCTTCTTACGCAAAAAGTTTTCGCTGCTGTCGTCGAGATTAAATTTGATCTTCTTACCAGTCGTCCCCACTTGAAGGGTATATAAGCCATCGGAATCAGTGTTAATCAAGGCGCCCACTGACGCCGTCGATTGATTAAGATCGTTCTTCGCCCAATACGCGCCCGAGAGCATCGGTATGGATGCTTCCGTGTTAGCATAAATAATTGCAGCTAAGGTGCCCGTCAAAGTCGCAACCGTTCCCCCGTCGACGGAACTAGAAGCGAATACCCATAATCCATATGAGCCGCCGCCGGCGCCAGAGCTGCTCACTTGACTGGCATTCTGCCAGCCGGCTGCTCCGTCGTTGGTAGCAGCACCATCTTCGACGCCCAAGAGGCGCATATAGGTTAATGGCGCTACGTTCGCCTTCAAAAAGGCTTTGGCTGCGTACGTGCCATACATTGGAGACTGGTAGTTTCCGTAGCGGTAAACGTCTCCAGATGTTGGAGATCCGCCGCCCATTCCCGGCACCGTGTCGCCGAACATTTCCACAAACTGAGAATAGGACTCAACCTTTACGGGCGTCATGGCTAGACCGCGCTGCGCGCGGCCGATTACCAGCGGCCCGATATTTTGTGCTGATTTTGGAATGAAGGAGTTATCTATTTCATGAATAAATACTCCTGGAGATACAAACTTAAAATTCTTAACTGACATCTTTTAGTTCCTTCCCTGGCTTATTAAGACTTGAATTGATGATCTTTGTAGTCAATCAACTGTAAATAGTATTTTCAAACTCAAAAGTCTTGAAGTAAACCCAGAAAATACATTTTACTTCAGGAACTAATCGTGGACTACGGCTGCTTCCTCCGGAGGTGCTTTCGTTTCGTATGCTTCTGTTACCCGAATCGGGTTTTGGTCTGTTCTGCTAGCGTCATCCAGCCCTGGGGAACGACCGTCTCTCGCGGCCATGTCACTTCTACGGTATTTTCATCTATCCGTAGCAGCGGCCGGTCATCATTATCACCCTCTCCGATCAAATATCCCAACACTCGTATGCTAATTTCCGTGGAGAACATGCGCATATCTTCGTCTAGATTGGCCACATTATTAGTATGGGTAAAACTTTGATCGATAAATGCTTCATAGAGATGGCCATTTCGACGCATCACGAATGAGTTTAACTGTCCAGGCCGGTAAACAAAGGGTTCTACTATCTGATTCATCTGCTGCTGGTATTCGGTTTTTATCAAAATTTTATAATCCACATTCACATATACTGGGATGGGGATGGACAATGACTGAATGACTACCTTGTGATTAACGCGAGGATAATGCTTCTGTCGTATGCCTCCGCTGTTGGTGCGCGTACCCGAGGCCTCAGCAAAGTTGCGCGTTTTATCTTGAACTATTCTTTTGGCAATATATTTTCCTCTTCT